CATGACCCGAGAGCCACGTTCCAACAACGCAACAGTCGTGCCCACAGGCATCTGCTGGTTTACATCTTGTATGTTGGCATCAGCAATCGAGGCATAGCGACGACCAGATTCAACCAGCACACCAAGAAGCTGTGCCAGTGTGCCTGACGGCTCTTTGTATGGAAGCGGTAAGAACGAGCCACGCACGTCGCCACCAGGCGCGTCAATGTCACGGAACTCACCAGGTTGGATAGGCTCATCATCATTCTTGATCCGTGTTCCACGAGACTTGAACCCGGCCGGAAGATTAGACAGCGTACCCGCATCGATCAGTTGACGCAGAATAGAAGTGGCTGCGCGAGACAAACCACCAATCATGTGGACTAGACCAAAGCCGTAGAACCCAAGACCGGGCAAAAACTTGTAGTGCACAAAGTATTGTGTGGGCTTACGGAGCGGATCATTCTCTTCATAGTTGCGAACAATCGAAAGAACTTCGCCGCTGTTCTTGTCTATCGACACAAGATACGGAAGCTTCAGTCCTGTAGGCTCGCCCTGAATGTCCTTGTCCTCAAAACCCTCAAGGTCAAGGTAAGTGTGACACTCATAAATCGTGTACATGTCATCATCGCCACTGGGACGGATGCCTTGTATCTCGCTTATCTTTTCTTTTACTTCGTCATCATCGCTGTTGTAGTTACGAGACAGATCAACATCACGGTAGAACGTAGCCATCTGCATTTTGATGATGTCATTCTCCGACATCTCCGTAACATGCGTTATGCGTTCGGCCGTGTTCAGATCCGAAGCAGAATAGTTCACAACCAAATCTTCGGCCGGAACAAACTTCGACACTGCCCGGAGCCGTGACGGATCAAAATAAACTTTCTTGAATGTAGAACCAGACAACGGCAGATAGAACAGCATCTGATCCATGTCAGGATCGTACTCTTCCATAATCTCCGTCACATAATAGTTCATGAAGTCCTTCACACGCTTGGCTTGCTGAAGCGTTTCAGGTGTCTCCATGCCAACCACAGCAGTGCGGATCGGACCGCCCGGAGGCAACATTTCTTTGTAGGCTTGTGCCTGGAACTGCGTGACAGATTCAGAGATCAACGGATGCGTTACACCGCTTGCACCAGCAAAAGGTTCATCACGTTCCTCGTAGTTGATACCAAGCAAACCAAGACCCTTGGCAAGCGCATCTTCCCACTCGCTTCGTGACTCTATATCTTCTTCAATCTTGGACAAAAGGTCAGAGGATATCTCGCCCAGAGTAGCGTCACTAAGTATCTCAGCTAAGTTTGCCGTGTGGCTGTACTCTTCTGTGAGAACTTCTTCGCCCTCTTCACTAGGATCAAGCAGTTCTGCGCTGCCGTCCTCGTTCATTTGTACAACCATATCTTGTAAAGTTTCGTCTACAAGTCCGGGGGCCATGCCCTCTACTTCGACAAGAATGTCCTCTTCTGATGGCATAGCGGGTCCGCCCGCTCCCATCGCGGGTTCGACCATACCGCCTAGATTTTTACCTGTTTCAGACATAATTTCTTATAACACCTCCCTAGCCATGGCACCAATACCTTTGTGAAGATTGACTTCCCCACCTTTGGCATATCGGACAAAGGTGTCACTGTCTGTGTTGCTTTCTTTGAAATAGCGCATCGCTTCTGTACGCAAATATTCTGCCGAATCTACCGCGTCTGCGTTTCGAGGAAGCAAGCCTTTTTCAGCTTGCTTAACTTGATTGTTAATTGCGCGAGCAAAAGCTTCCGCATATTTACGACGTGTTTCCTCTGTTATCTCTAGAACAACGTCTTTGCTTTTGTATCCGTTGTCTATTGCAGCGTCGGTTTGTGCTGAAGCTACCTCGTTCAACTCTTTGCGTATCTTGACCAGACCCGGATTGTCTTCCATGAAATTTTTGATGGCCGCATCACGAGCACCGTCCTGAAACTTGAAACCTCCAGGTTCCTCAAATGAAACAGACGGTCTGCGTTGCTGCAAAGTTTTACCAGCAGTGGGGATCATAATAAATTTGGGAACAGCAAAATCAGTGTCAGGTTCTAGAAGATCCTCGGCCGTAACTGGTTTGCCTCTGTGAGACTGGTACAAAGTGTGATTCATCAGATGACCGTCAAACAGATTTGCCAAATCACCTTGAATCACTTGTTCGATTGAATTGCTTACGGACTCAAACGGTAGATCGTATTCTTTACGCAACATGCCGCTGCTTATCTGTTCAACTAGTTCTGCTGAGAACTCAGGATCAGCGTCGGCTGTTTTCTTTAAAAGCTCACTTTCTCTTTCAGTTAGATCCAACATAGCTTGGTTTTGTTCAGCTACAGTTTGAAGATCTATATTTGGTTCATCCGAAAAACCACTACTAATTTGTCGTTCGTGAAGCTCTATGAGATTGTCGTTTGCCTTTTTGTCTGCGATCCCCACTCTTGAGTCGGCCTTAAACGCTTCGCTGAAGTTTTCGTAGTCACCGCCAAACAAAGAGCGCAGTTCAAACTGCAAGTCTTCAAGAAGCTGCCGTTGTTTTTCTAATTCTTCAGCACTACCCCTAACCTCAAAATTACCGCCACCTTCAGGTAAGTTTAATCGACGGTTTTTATACTGCTCCAAACCACGAAGTGAAGTGAAGTCGCCCTCCAAAAGAACAGCTAGTGCGTGATCTCTGCCCTGCTGCAACGCACGTCTCGTGCTATAAAACGACTCTGCTGATGTATCGGTAATGTCAATGACCTCTCGACCTTTTCTAAAACCGTCTACAAGCTCCTGTATAAAATCAGCACCGTTGTCAAATTTTATTGAGCGAATACCTCCTTCGCCATCTTCCGCCTGTTTCAGCAGACGAACCATATTGTCTATGCGTCTAAACTGTGCTTTTTGCCTTGCTGCAAAACTAGGATCCATAGAAGCCATAGAATTGCTAAAATCGGAAAAGGCTTTGGTTTTTTGGTTCAATCGTTCTAGACGGCGAGAAATGTTTTTATCTTGAGCAGCCTTGAGACTTGAGAACTCCTGTTTTATATCCGAGAGTTCTTCAATTACGTCGCCGTATTTGTCTGCCGTCTCAACAAAAGCGCGATCAACGATATTGATGCGGTTTAATTTGTCTCCAGCGAGAACAGATAATTCAGCTACAGCGTTGCCGTATTCTTCACCCGCTTCGTTTAACTCATCAAGTTTCTGTCCTTCAAACGCCCTGGATATAAAAGAGTCGCCTGGCTTTCCGCTTTTCAAAATATCGGACATGCCATCAAGAACCATGGAACCAGCACCGTTTTCAGGAGCTTCCCCATATCTCTTCATTCGCTCCGAAAATCTCTCATAGCCGCCAAAGTCTCCTTTGTCTCGCAAGGCCACTAACTGACCAGGAAACAAATCCTCCATATAATTTTGACCTTCTCTGCTCGACACAAACTTAGCCAAGAACTCTTTATTCGATGGGTCAAAATCCGGCTTACGGAACATGCTCTGAAAGTTCTTCTCCCAAAACTCACGAGCCACATCCGCAGTTCTAAGATTGGTGAGAAACTTGTCCATCATTATCATGTCGCCAATTTTCTGGCCTTCCGATGCACCGTCCGTAGAATAGTATTTGAAAATTTGTTTGAAGTTTTTAGTGAAATCATCTTCCGTGGAGTTAAACCTGGCAAGAGCGTCATCACCGATCGACGAAGCCTTGTCCTGGAATTGACTTGCTTTCTTCTCGATCCGGGCTTTTTCCTTAAGTCTTTTTTGTGGCGTTATCTCACTGCGAAGCTTACTTAGCCTACTCATGCCGTCTATTTGAAACTCGTCAAAACCTACAGTCAAATGACCATTGTCCGACGGATTCGCAGAATCTCTCATTCTGTAAAGACCACCACGGCTGTGCGCTATGATATCATGGTCGGGGCCCAAAGCCTCTTCGATCTCGGGACCAAGATCTCTATAGTGATCGTGACTTGTTCGGAGGTTGATAGCTTCTCGCCCAGTTTTTGTTTTTGGATCTATGTTGCGATTGAAGGTGTGGAGATTGTTAAAACGGTGATACGCTGATCTACCAAAACCTAACGACTGAACCGGGTTAATAGCAAAGTTTTCTGAAGCAGGATCAGTGACCTCACTGTAATAATCTAGCTCCTGCATTCTGGGATATTCTGGATCTGCGTTGCGAACTACGTTGCGCTTCGGTCCATACTGATTAAGACGTTCCAGGAACTGATCATAGGTAATGGTCGCACCGCTGCCCTCTTTACCGATAAAGTTCGGGTCATCCAGGCCACCCATCTCTTTGATCAAAGATCGAATACCCGACTGATCCTCCGTCATCGCGGATAGCTCTAGTCGATTAAGCAAGTCGTCGCCAGAAACATTCCGGCTAGGCAGCTTCATCTTTGCAAGAGCACGAGTTGCCGCTGTGCTATATCGGGTAAGACCCGGGCCTTCAAAACCAAAGTTTTCTGTAGACTGATTCTCCCTCTCGCCGCTACGAACATGACGAACTACGCCTGTGTTATCTTGTTCAACGATGGATGCTTGCCTAGCAACATCACGAGCAGACTTCTGTGGCTCTTTCTGTTTTTTCTGCTTCTTCTTCGGCGGATGATCCTCGTCTCTTTCTGCAACCAAACGCTTTACTAGATCCTTGTCCCCGTCTTGCCGAGCCTTACCAATCTCCTTGTTATAATCCGCAAAACTTTTAATTGGTTTTGGTGGACGGATCATGTAATCAGCTTTACCCGGACCAGATCCTTCCGGCACATCTCCAGATTGCTCAACACGGTTTCTAAATCCTAGCGATCTGTACCACTCTCGTAGCTGATCGTCATCCATCGCTCCTGGAGGAGCATCAGGAAGCTGTTCCGGTTTTAGTGTTAATGTTACCCCTTTGCGATCCGCTTCCTTAATAACCCGTTTTAGCATTTCTCCGCCATAGCCCTGGCGGAGCTCGCTTGCTCTTAAATCATTTATGTTGAGAATGTCGGGTTCCCTAAAAGGATCAGGTTCTATATCAACGGTAGAGTCGCCCAAATCAGGGAATGTGAGTTCTTGAGGTAACGTATCTGCGTTTTCAGCATTGTCTGCTGCGTCAGCACCTCGAGCAACTGCACGAGCACCTTTTATGCCTCGCGCAAAAATACCGAGAAGCGGTATAGCTCCAAGAGTCGTGAGCCCCGCACCAAGACGATCCCCCTCTTTAAACTGTTGCAAAGCAGAAGGTAAAAACTTGCCCTCGTTAAATGGATCAGGGTAGTAACCAAACGCTTCGGCAATACCACCCGCGTCCGTCAACAAACCACCAAGTTTCACGGTCCGTTCAGGATCTTCCGTTAAAAAGCGGGCAAAGTTACCCACTCCTTGGGCCAGGGCTCCAGGTGCTGCTGCAAGATCTTCTTGAACTTTTTCACGGGCCCGACGACGCATCTCCTCCAGTTGTTCTGGGGACATCGTTTGTGTTCGTCTTCGGGATTCCAGTCTTCTACGGGCTGCGGTCATAGCTCAACCTAACCTAATTTAACATATCCTACAACGGCTAGGAGAAAGAGTAACAGAGTGGCAAAGATTGTACCACCGACCAACAGCATTTCTTCACGTTCCTTTTTCTTGCGCCGAGCAATACGCTTTTGTTCCGCTATTCTTTCTTTTTCTTCCCGGATACGCTTCTGACGCTCTGCAACGATCTCTCTCCATGTCCCGTAACCGAACCTGTTGTCGATTAAGGTCTGCATTTCTCGAAGTTGCTCCTGGGCCAATTTGCTATCTATGACAGAATGAGCCGCATCCTTGTGCTGTCCAAGAAGACCTTTGCTACCAAACCGTTCCTTTTGAATCTGCTGTTCACCAGCAAAAAGACCGTCAATAGCTCCGGCGATATCCTTGACCGATTGGGCAGTGGAAATATTAGATTGAATAAACTCAACACTTTTCTGGACAAGTGCAATACCAGCAAGTCCAGTTGATAAGGGGTCCATACGGATGCTCCATCAATAGTACACCCTCCTTTTGGAAGGGATGTACACCTCGGGTTCATCCTCCTCGAGATTGACCAGTCCCCCCTCACGGAACCTGATCAACGCCATCGTCATACTATCACAGAAGTCATCATGCTCACCATTAGGAAATGCCGCACATTCTTCAATGACTTCCTCCGCAAAAGTCTTGTTTGGAGCCCAAACACGACCCGCCTCAAAGATCGGAGCCACCATGTGCATACGAGTGGTCTTGTCGATACCACCCCCACGCTTCCGGCGGCCGGGAGAGTATGTAAGTACAGGAATATTAATACGCATAAGTTCATCAGCCAAGGGCAGACCGGATGCCTTACCCTCAATCAGAACCATGTCCGGTTCCCAGTACTCATACTGCTCTAATGCTTCGTCCTTCAACTCAGGAAAGTTGTACCTACCCTTCGTCGCATCCAGCAAAATCAAATGCTCAACCCCATCCTCGAACGGATCAAACACACCCCAGGTCGTAATCGCCGTGTAGTCAGCAGTCTCTTTCTTGGAGAATGCTGTATCATACGACTGCAAAATGTAGTTGAGACGCGGAACATTCTCCTTTTCCCACGGTTGCCACCACTCTCGTTTGATCATGGCGACTTCTTCGGAAGTCGGATCCTGTTGCCACTGTGCGCTCCACTTGCCCGGTGACAAGGATGCTTTTACAGACAGAAGCTCTTCTTTTTGCCAAAATTCAGGCCATAATGGGTTCCCAGACGGCATAATTGCTGGAAATTCCACTACCTCCCACTGGTCAGACAATACATCTTTACCCTGATCCGCCAGTAACCTCCCTGTTAAATCTTTCTTTGACCACCGGGTCTGCACTATAATTATCGATCCGCCTGGTTGTAAACGCTGTCGGGGACCCGAGGTATACCACTCGTAGGTCATGTCATACGCAGTAGACGACAAAGCATCCTGTTCCGAGTGCGGATCATCAATAATCAGCAAATCAGCACCACGACCAGTCATCGCTGCGCCTACACCAGCAGCAAAGTATTCGCCTTTTTTGCTGGTTTCCCAGCGGCCCGCGGCCTGACTGTCCTGCTTCAAATCCGTATCGGGAAAAATTTCGGTGTAAACAGGATCCGCGATGAGGTCACGCACTTTCCTACCAAAACGGGTGGCTAGTTCCGTGTTCATCGTTGCCTGAATGATTTTCAGTCTAGGGTTCCTTCCAAGGAACCATGCTGGCATGAGATACGAAGCTAGTTCAGACTTGGAATGACGGGGCGGCATGTTGATGATCAGGCGTTTTAACTTGCCTTGAGCCACCAATTCTAATTTTTCAGCTATGATTCTATGGTGCCTACCCTCGATAAAATTATCGTAGACGTGGTGGGCAAACGACATGAAGTTGTTTTTGGCTTCTTCCCGGCGTTCAAGGTTCCTTAGTGTCTCCTCCAACGCCAGCTTTTTCCGTAACACCTCATCCGGTACAGCGGCATATTTCTCCATGGGCCGAATGATATTATGCGTAAATGAATTTATCAACCCAACATAGTACTAACGTACTCGCTACGCTCGTACTCTTTTTAGGGGGGACCCCCATGTGCAAGACGCAAAACAAAACGCTCGAGGCTACAAGTAACCCCGAGCGCGGCGGCGCGGATGCGCGGCGGCAGACCGCCACCACCGACAAGCGGCGGCGGCGGCTCCGGCCTAAATCAACAGAGCGTCGAGCAACTGTTTGTTTAATTCAAACAGACGGGTTTGTGCTTGCGCGAGTTGCGCTTGGCACTGCACCATCTCGACGGCGATTGCTCGAACATTGATGCCCTCGCCACCAAGGTCGCGGCCTGTCGCATCGAATTGCATAAGAGCATCGAGTATTCGGGTCGCACCTTGTTCGGTGATATCGGGCATTTGTGGAATTGTGATTTCATCATCATGATTGCTATTAGGCATGTCTATTCCCTTTCTTTCTGTAGTAGACCTAAAAACCCTAGCCTATAGATTATCCCATGTCAAATGATTTTTTTGCATTTATTTATATATTTTTCTATATACTTCTCTTGACTATCCAGTCCCATATCCTTATATTCATAAGTGTTGGCAATGGTGCTGACTACAAAAGAAAGGAAGCGATATGTCTGTTTTTGATAAAGCAATTCGTATCGAAGAGCTTACCCAAGCAAAGAAAGAGATTGAGGCAGAAATTAATGTGCTCAAAAGAGAAATCTTTGCCGAAGCTCCAGCATGGTTGGAAAACCCCTACCACGCAGACACTCAAGTTTTCATGGGCGATGAGGGTTCCGTCACATTGTGGTGGAAGCATGTGCCTGTGATTAAACCCGCACTGGTTCGTTCAGTTGCGCCACAAATCGTGGATGACGTAACCGCCGAAGTGCACCACAAAATGATAGCAACTATCAGAACATAGAGAGAGGAAAATCAAATGTTCAAAATTGAGAAAAACATCCCAGTCCCTGCCCGTAGTTTCGGGCGCAAAAGCAAGTACAGCGTCATGCTGGAAATGGAGGACGGCGACAGCATCGTCTTCAAAACAAGCAACGAGGCGCAATACGCTCAAAACTTTGCCAAGAAAAAGGGCATCCGCACCGTGCGGCGCGTGCTGGCAGACGGCAAAATCAGAGTGTGGCGGGAAGACCGTGCGGCCTTCTACGAACGCCAACGCTAACCACCAAACTGGTTTTAGAAATGGCGGCCTCGAGGCCGCCATTTTTTTGGCCGCGGGCAGCCTGGCTCGATCGCCCGGCCGGGCCCAGGCCAGCAGCGGGTTCTGACTCAGACGCAAGGCGCAGGGCCTTGCGTCTGCATCCAGACTTGAGGCGCAAGAATAGGGTTTGACTTATCTATTGGAATATGTTTTATTAATGATGTTCTATCACTAAAGAGGAGACAAAGTTATGGGACTAGACCAATACGCTTTTACGCGAAACAAAGAAAACTGTGTTGCTCAGTGGCGGAAACACGCCCGACTACAGGAGTTTATGGAACGCTTGTGGGTCGAGAAAACTGGCACCCCAGCCCAAGACTTCGGAGGCGAAGGCGGGCTGAACAATGAGTTCATGGAACTTGATGAAGGCGACATTGAAAAGCTGGCACAGGCTATCGCCACTGACTACGAAGAATACTTTTGCGAAGGTGGTTTTTTCTACGGCCATCAATTCCAAGAAGAATCCGTCCGAGAAAACAAAGAAGTTGACACGGAGTTTGTTGAAATAGCCAAGAAAGCTTTGGCCGACGGAGAGAAGGTTTACTATTCTTGCTGGTGGTAGGCAAAGAAGGAAGGGGGCGGGCTTCGGCTCGCCCCCTTTTTTTATGCTTGACTCACCTGGCTGCCCGGCCCGCGGCGGAACCTTCGGGCCCTGGCTGCCCGGAGTCGCAAGGCGCAGGGCGGAACCTTCGGGCCTGGCTGCTTCGATCGTCTCAAGACGCAGGGCGGCCAAGGCGCAAGGTTGACATTTCCCATAGAAAAGGTACAATTGAGCTATGACAAAGAACCTCGGAACATATAAAGGATCGGCCATCTTATCCCGGACTAGTAAGATGCCCGGCTATTCAATCTCCACTCCGGCCGCGGACTGCAAAACCGGATCGAAGCTGGCCCAGGTGCCCGGCTCCGTGTGCCACGGCTGCTATGCTTTAAAGGGATCTTATAGATACCCGTCGGTTAAGGAGGCTATGGCCAAACGCCAGGAGTTTATGACAACGCCGAAGTGGGTTGAGCTTATGGTTGAATCGATCAACCGGACAAGGTCACCGTACTTCCGTTGGTTTGATTCCGGGGATCTACAAAGCGTCAAACAGGGTCACCAGATCCTGGAGGTTTGCGAGCTAACACCCGGCAAGTTCCATTGGATCCCGACTCGGGAAACAAAGCTCTGGAAGACCGTGCTCCTACAGCGGAGGACCTGGCTGCCCAGTAACGTAGTTATCCGGGCAAGCTCTACAATGGTAAACGACGGCCCGGTTAAAAGCTTTTACAACACGTCAACAGTCCATGACAAACACTACCGCGGCCCAGCACTCGGGCACATATGCCCGGCTTCACAGCAAGACGGCAAGTGTGGCGAATGCCGCGCTTGTTGGAACCCCGAAGTTAAAAACGTTTCCTATCCCAAACATTGATTAGTAAGTACTCTCGAGTCCCCGGCCGTCGGGCCTGGCTGCCCGCAGCCCGGATCCGGGCCAGGCGCAAGGCGCAGGGTGGAAGTCGCAAGGCGCAGGGCTGCCCGCGGAACTACCCGGCCGTCGTCCCCCGGGGCTGCCCTCCCCATCTATCGAGTCGCAAGGCGCAAGGCTGCCGATCACCGGGCCCAGGAGCTAGCTCGATCGATCATGAAAGAGACGCAAGACGCAAGATCATCCCCGGCCCAGGCTGCCCGGGCCTGGCTGCCGGATCCGAGGCCATCAGTCGCAAGGCGCAGGGCTTCACCCCCGTCAAA